GTGATTTTATCAATCGCTGCTGTCGCTATTTTTACTTTCGCACCAGCTAAAGATGAGTCGGAAGATAAACAAGTTGCTGAGGCAAAAACATCGTTTATTTTATACGCAGAGGACCCAGGTGGGTTAGGCGGTTAATTAAATATATATTAAGAATGACACTATCATAATGATAGTGTCATTCGTGCTTTTAGAGGGTGGAACGCTTTTTGACAAATTGCAAAATGCGTTCCAAATGTGAATTCTTCACAAACTACTACGAAGAGAAAAGGACGGGGAACTTAAGATGGAAGATTGCAAACGAGGAATTCAATCATTAATTGACATGGTTAAAAATGGGGATGAACAAGCAGCTTTAATTTTAAAGGAAATCGATAACCTTTTAGATGAATGTGAAATGACTATGTTAAAGAAAAAAGGATGATTGTTAGCAACAGCTATCAATCATCCTTACTATTTATCCTCTTCTATATCTAATCCAGAAATTAATGCTTTTATCTTTTTAATAGCAAATTCTTTTGTTTCGTCATCAAATGTCTCTACACGATCTATATAATGTTTTAATTCTAACATAACATCTGATGCTGAAGAATCTTCATTAGTTTTAATGTCGGATAATCCCATAATATAATCGGTTGATATATTTGCCAAATTAGAAATTTTAGAAACTGTTTCTCTAGATGGGGTCTTTTTACCTGATTCGATATAAGAAACCATTGGTTTACTTATATCTACGCTATCCGCAAATTGTTGCTGCGTATAACCAATCGACATTCTTATCTCTTTTATTCTTTTCCCAATTATATTCTCCATAACGTTCCCCTTCTTTATTACCTTAGTATTACCTCATACATAAAATATAACAGAAAAGTTGACTCTAAGACAACTCAGTTTTTGAATTTGAATTTTTTTACGAAATATTGTTGACTTGTAGTTAACAACTTGATAATATGAAGACATCGAAAGAAACAAGGGTGATGCTAATGATGAAACTTAATAAAGATCGCGCTAAAGAATTAAGGATATCACTCGGTTACACACAACAATTTGTAGCGGAATACCTAAGTTGTTCCAAAAGTGGTTATTGTTATATGGAACAAGGTAAAAGGCAACCGAGTTTAGAAAAATTAGGGAAATTATCAACATTATATAATGTGACAACTGATGAACTGTTAGAACAAAGTTAACTATAGGTTGTCATTTTTTTAAAAGACCAAGTTAACCTAATGTTAACTTGGTGAGGAGGGAAGAAAATGAATCAATTGCAAGATTTGCACCATCCAGTAAGTGAGTTTGTTTTTACAGAAAGAAATCAAGTAGTGACAGACAGTTTAACGATGGCCCAAATGTTTGGGAAAGAACATAAAAATGTAATTCGAGATATCGAGGTTCAGCTTGAAAAATTAATTGAAGCAAATGAAACGGAATGGGGGCAGCTCAACTTTGAGCCTACCCAATACCAGCATTATCAAAATAAACAATGGTATCCAAAGTTCAATCTTACAGAAGATGCATTTGCGATTGTAGCAATGAGTTACATAACACCAGAAGCAATGAAAATGAAAATTAAGTTCTTACAAGAATTCAAGCGAATGAAAGAACATATTCAAAAGGTACAGCAACAACCTAAAAGTGTTGAAGATGCAATTATCTATAGTATGACTGAGCTAAAACAAATAAAATCACGACAAGATCATACGGAAGAAGAAATGAACAAAATGAAACTTTTAGTAGATAACGAACTTTGGCTTACCGAACAAAACAAAGGTGCTGTTCAACGAAAAGTGAAACAACGTGTTTTTGAACTAAGAAAAGAAGGCTACGATAATGCATCTTATCAAGGGGTATATGGAGCATTAAAAAGGCATTTCGGTGTAGCTAAATACGATAAGATACCACGAAAATACTATCAAAATGCAATGAAATTCATTTCTGGATGGTATCCGCCCGAAAGACCTAATTTATTCGATGATCATGTTTCTTAATTGCAAAATTAAAATCTTATAAAAAAGAAAAGGAGATATATAAATGAAAAATTCAACAGTTCAAATAGCATTAGCAGTTACAAAATTTTCAGCTCAAAAAGGATGGAGCGATGAAGAATTTTGGGAGGCGATTGAGTTACTTCGTTTCAATAAAGAAGATGCACGACAAACAGCAATTGAAAAACTAGATAATATCCCGGTTACTTACGATAGCACAAACGATTATCCAATTATGTTGAAGGCAGATCATGTAGCAGAAGTATTAGGAATTTCACAAAGAAAAGCATACGACATTATGGATCAAAAGGGGTTTCCTTTAGTGAAAATCGGGAGAAAGAAAGTAGTTCCAAGGGATGCGTTCTTTAATTGGCTAGAGAAGGGGGTGTCAGCATGATGGAAGATACAACATCGTTAGTAGCATTCGCAACGTTTATCGCATTTAGTATATTGCTACTTTACATTACTTACGAACCGATAAAACGATGGGCTTGGAGTGATGTAAAACAAAATAAAAAGACCCATGGCAGTGGGTCCTTTAGAAAAAACAAGTTGTTATAAGTATATCACGGAAAGTAGGGAAATAGTACATGCGTTTAACTGAATATCAAGTGCTATTACCTAATAAATTCTGGAACTTAGCAGAGAGCAATGATGAATTAAAGGAAATGATTGAAAAGTATTTCAAGGTTGGTTATCCGCATTATGAAATTCAACAAATTATTAAAAGTGGACAAGCACATATTGCTATTTGTACTAGGAGGTAAAATGATGGCTATATTCAGACAGGTACACACATCATTTTGGAACGATGTGAAAGTTCAAGAAGACTTTACACCAGAGGATAAGTATTTCTTCTTATATTTATTAACGAATCCACAAACAAAGCAAATCGGCGTATATCAAATAACAAAAAAACAAATGGCTTTTGAAACTGGATATTCTCAGGAAACCATCAAAGCTTTAATGCAACGCTTTGAAGATTATCACAAGTTAATAAAATATGATACCGAAACTAGGGAATTAGTGATCTTTAATTGGGGCAAATACAATTTAAAAAAAGCTGGGAAACCAGTTGAAGATTTAATAAAAAAAGAATTAAAAGAAGTGAAAAATATATCCTTGTTAATCCCGATTTGTAAACATATAGAGCAAAAATCCATTAAGACGCTCATTGAAACACATATTCACGACTCGTATAACGATACGTCAACGAACCGTGGTGCGAATCGGGGACAAGAAGAAGAAGAAGAACAAGAAGAAGAACAAGAAGAAGAACAAGAAGAGTCATCTTTTTCAAAGAATGACGTTCCAAAATCAATTCCTTACCAAGAAATACTTGATTATCTAAATGAAAAAGCGATTAAGAACTTCAACCATAAAGCAGAAAGCCACAGAAAATTAATTAGAGCTAGATGGAATGAAGGGTATTCAGTTGAAAATTTCAAAACAGTCATTGATAACAAGGTATCACAATGGCTCGGAAAGTTTGATAAAGAAGGAAAACCTCTTGATCAGTATTTAAGACCAAGTACATTATTCGCTCAAAAACATTTTGATAATTATTTGAATGAAACGGTTAGCAAATCTCAATCAAATCAACACCAATACGGTAATCACATAGATATTCCGGGATTTAAAGGAAACATGCCATTCTAACGAGGTGAACGGAAATGCAAAAAATGCAGAAATCATTTGAAAAGATAGCGGCATTAGAATTTGCAGATGAATATTGCGAAAACCATACATTTAGTAAAGGCGGACAAGTAACTGTAAAGCCAGTAAGAAAGATGATTGATAAAAATGATGGTTCAATTTATTGTCCAAGATGCAGAGTAGAACAGCAGGATTCAGTCTTATTCCAACAAGCAAACAACTATTACAAGAAAATAAATAGAGAACGGCAGAAGAATCTTCTTTTTAAACATAGTGTTATTGAAAATCAATCAATTACAGAATCAAGGCTAGAATCATATGAAACGGATTGCCCGGAAACTAAAGCAAATAAGAAAAAAGCTCTAGCGATTTTAGAGCGTATCAAAAAAGGTGAAACCTTAAATGTTTATATTGCAGGGATTCAAGGTGTAGGGAAAAGCCATTTAGCTTATGCAATGCTATACGAATTAGTAAGACACTATTGGACAATCTCTGATGGCGAAGCACTTAACGATGAATACGCATTTAAGGAAATGAAAAGTTGCTTGTTTGTAGAGATAGAGAAACTAATTCGTTTAATACAAGACTCATTTCGAAATAAGGAGTCAAAATATACGATGGATTATTGTATTAGTTTGATGGTCGATGCGGATTTTCTGGTTATTGATGATTTAGGAGCTGAAAGTGGCTCTATGAATAGAAACGGAGAAGCGAGCGATTTTGTTCATAAAATACTTTACGGTGTTGCTAATGGACGGCAAGGAGCAAACAAAACAACAATCACTACATCAAATTTATCAAGCAAACAGCTATTTCAAAAGTATGATCCGAAATTAGCTAGTAGGTTGTTAAATGGAGTATCCAAAGATGAAACAATCGTGTTTAAAACAACGACAGATAAAAGAATTCTAAATTTAGATATTGGTTTCTAAGGAGGAATAAACATGTGTGTATTATGCCGTAATACAGGAATTATTCGTAAAGAAATTTATCCGGGTGTAATTGAAACAAACGGTTGTAATTGTGAAGTAGCAAAGCAACAGCAAGCAGAAAATGATAAGCGTTGGCAAGTATGGTTAATAAAATTTGAATCAATGAAACAAGAGTTACAACGTAATAAACAACAAAAAGTTAGTTAACAAGGGGGAGAAAGCTATGAAAAATACAGGTGTTTCAAGAAAAGTGGACGAGCTAGGGCGTGTAGTAATCCCAATAGAGTTACGCAGGAATTTGGGGATTAATGAAGGGACGGCACTAGGCTTTCATGTTGAGGGTGAAAACATTGTTTTAAGAAAACAAGAAAAGTCATGCTTTGTAACAGGTGAAGTTTCTGAATCAAACATGGAATTGCTAGACGGACGAATGTTTTTGAGCAAGGAAGGGGCAACTGAATTGCTGGACATTCTTGAAAAGAGTGTGAAGGTACATGCCTAAGCAACTAAATATTTTCGATGTAGAGCCAGCAATTTGTGAGTTTGATGTAATGAAAGCCAACGTGAAAAAAGGAAATGGACGCGTTACATATACAGATGTACGTGTCCAAGTTCCAAGAAATGCAAAGGGTACGGATGAGTTACCGCGCACAACTAAACAAGATGATCGTTATGACATCTTTGAACAATATGTAATGGCAATTTGGAGGTTTCAACGAGCTGTAGATAAATTCTTTAGTTGGGATACAGCGGAAGAGTTATGTAAGGCAGCAAGAGATAAAAAAGAAATTATCCCGGTAAGGATTTATTTAGGAAGTGGTTTTAAACCTGATGTTGTTGAGTACATGCGGTAGTAAAGAGGAGAGGGACATATGAAAAAAATAGAAATTGATGTTAGCAGCAACAAGCTTTTAATAGTAAAGGACGGAAATGTAACAGCTGTAAATCCACCAATGAGTGGGTTTGGTGAGCAAGTCGCGGTTTGGGTAAACGGTAAAGTTGATCGTGTGGATACTAAGTTTACTGAAAAGATAAAATAATCATTTTTAGAAAGTAGGTTCGCTTATGAGTGTAGCAAGAAATCATGAGGCGATGAAGGAATCAAGGTTGAAAATTTACATCGCTTTAGAAGAAGCTAACTTCATTTGGGATGAAAGAGACGTAATTCGTTTTCGTGAAATGTGGAATCAAGGTATGAGTTTACCAGAGATGGCAGAAGGACTAAGGAGACACCAAGCGGAGGTTGCGCTCCTTGTAATAGATCAGGCTGATCAGTATTTAATTGAAAATCGTCCGATAGGATTAGGAATTTGCTAAATAGGAAGGGGAAAACAAAATGAACGTTATGGAAAACGGTGTATTGGAAGCAACTAAATTAATTAGTGAAGCAAGAAAAGGTGAACAGGTTTTACAAGAAGCTACGGTTTTACAGATTGCAAGCATTTTATCGATTGGGGAATTAAACGATTATCAGGAAGCAACATTACGTACTTGGAATAACAAAACTGATTTTGGAGGACGTGTTTCAAATGCGGCTTTAGGACTTACGGGAGAAGCTGGTGAGGTTGCTGATATTGTAAAAAAAGCAATTTATCATGGTCATGGTTTTCAACCATCTCATTGTCCGGGAGAAGAGGACGGAAACACTTATAAATTAGCCTTAGAACTTGGGGACATTATGTATTATGTATCGATTATGGCGCACGAACTTGGTTATACGTTACAAGATATTGCTGAAATGAACATTGCTAAATTAGCTAAAAGATATCCTGATGGGTTTAGTCGAGAAGCAAGTCAAGCACGTGTAGATGTGAAGTAAAACCAATTTTGAATTTTGTATAAAAACGGAGGGACATAATGAGACATACACGTAATCGCCAATTAAACAGAAAATGGATGAATAGGAAATGGAAGATGCCAGCAATAAAAATTGAAGATGTTTACAACGGTAATGCACTTGTTAGTTCTGACAGTTTGGACAAAAGTTTCAAGTGGCACCGAGATTATAATGGATTTGGAAATTTCGTAGAGTTCGAAGGGTATGTTTATCACGGTAACCACATTCTTTATAAACCAAAGTTAATACCAGGAAAATAAAAGGAGAATGAGTATGGCGATAAATTGTGAAACATTAACTCTCTTTTATCGTGAAAGAAAAGGGAGTACAACAATGCGAAGTGACTTTCCTATAAATCGTTTTGAAGAAGCTAAAAGTGAGTATGAAGAATTTAAGAGAAAGAATTATGATTTTGTGGAACTTGTACTTTCAGCAAAAACTTTATAAAAGCGTTATTTTGGTAAAAAGGAGTGTATCGGATTGAAAGAAAAAGACATAAATGAACTGGTTGCTAGTGAAATATTTGGTTATGAAGTAAAAGACAACAACATTATAAAAGAAGGTAGATATAGAACGGGTATTCCTTCATACAGTCAAAAAATAGAGCATGCATGGCAAGTTGTAGAGAGGATGAGAAAGGATTTTGAGTTTTGGTTCGAGTTAACTACACCAGAAGCATTCTCTTTAAAAACAAAATGTTATTTCCAATTAGATGATATTGATGTAAGTGCCGTTTGTGAAACTGCACCAATGGCTATCTGTAAGGCTGCATTACTGGCAATTGAAGCTAAAAATAAGAACTTAACAAAATAGTTATTCGGTAGAAAAGGAGAATAAAAAATGAAAACAGTTAAATTTCAATTCAATAGAAATCCGATTCATATAGGGCACGATAAAACAATTGAGCAACCAAGTATTGAGGTGCTGAAGAATACTCCAGCATTATGGAATGCTTCATTAGATGATGCGCTGAAATATGGGGGAGAACTTACAAAGGCAGCTATTGGATCTATGAATTTACGACATGACCGCAAGTACATTGTAGTAGATACAAAAGTTCATATGTTAATGCCTGGTATGTGCCCAGCGATTCCTAATTGGCATAGTGATGGCGTTCCAAGAGGAAAGGAATTACGACCAGAAGCGAAAGCGGCTCCTAATATTTTTTCGCAAGATTATTTAACGGATAGCAGGTTCCATTTACTCGTTACAGGTGAGGGATGCTTAACAGAATTTATTGGACAACCTGTAGAGTTAGATGTGCCGGCAGAACCAAATACAAAATTATACAGTATGGTAAATCAACAAGTACGAGAGAAGGTTGCGGCAGGAGAATTAGAAGTATTTACAGCTCCTACATGTACGCCAATTGAATTTGATTGGTTCGATATTCATCGTGGAATTGAAGCAACGAAACATGAATGGAGATACTTAATTCGTGTGACGGAAACGGATCATATGCCACCACAAACGGACTTGCGACAGATTATTAGAACGCAACAGCAAGTATATGTTCCAACAAATTTTGGTTGGTAATTTAAATAAAATCCTTATTGAATAAGAAATGAGGACGGCGATGAAGAAACAAAGATGGAGAAAAACAAAAGTGAAAAATTGTTACTTATGTGACAAGAAATTAAATATAAACCAGATTCGCGGCATAAATGATTGGAGTTATAAGAACAAAGTTTTGTATTGGTGTGAGGATTGCGTTGGGTATTAAAACAAAATCGTTATTTGAGAGGAAGGGAGAATGGAAATGAAGGTTTATGGAACAGCAATAGTTACCTACAGCGTGGATATCAATGTGAAAAGTATACATCCACAGGATATTAGCATAAAAGAATCAGATGAGCTAATTAAAAAAGCGATTGAAGATAAATATGGAGTACATGTTAAAAGTGATATTTGCGTAGAAGGCTTTAGATCTTAACAAAAACGCTATTTGAGTAGAAAAGAGGTGATAGTGGAATGGGATCTATGTACGTTATTTTTACGATGGATACATTCGCTAGAAAGAGTAATATCGCTGTTGTTGAGAATGAAGACGATGCCAAGCAATCTGTTGTTGGTTTACTCAAGAATGGATTAATTGCAGGTTACGACAAAGTAGAAATATGGAATCGTGTTGATGTAATCGTAAATGATTATTAATAAAAATTTCATTTTGTAGCAAAGGTTGGTGAAACGATGTTTATTAAAGAATTTAAAGTAAATGGCAGCATGATTGAAGGTCAAGTCATTGGTAATTGGTCCAATAAAAGTTATTACGCCCTCAAGATTGAGAAAATGAAAATGGCTAATTTAGACGTAAATGAATTAGATACATTGATAGCTGAGTTAGAAAACATAAGTGTAAAAATAAAAGAATCTAATGCAGAATACGAACGCGATTATAAAGCTAAAAGAGCAGCTAGTAAAAGCTAACTGCTCGGCTGGTTCTCCAAGGGGGAACAAGGAGAAAGTAACTTAATGGGTTGTCTACAGTATTGACGGAATATTGAGTTTTATTCAGGGGAGGAAGAGAAAAATGAAGAAACAGCGCTGGAGAATTACAAAGGTTAAAAAGTGTTGGGCTTGTAAGGGTAAAGTTGATGTTACTAAAGAATATGGCGTATGTTCTGGACCACAAAACGTTTTATACTGGTGCAATGATTGCATGTTAAGTCTGAGGGGTGAATAAGGAATGAAATCAGAAATACATCCATTCAGAATGATAGTAAGTAATGAGGATATTGCAGTAGGTAATAAGGTCAAGTTCTCTGATGGTGAAGAAGGAACAGTGACATCAATTAGATCCATAAAATTCATAACCATGACTAAAGTTGAAATAATCGGCAGGGCCAAGTTTGAAAACTCAACAAAATAATCCTTTTAATAGAAAGCAAGGTGAATACATGGATAAGATATATGCATTTCAAATTGCAACAACGGTGGGTTTACTAGCTACGATCATACTCAATATTATAACTGGTCAAGAAGTGAGGTCATCCTCAATAGTTGTAGCAGCATTTTGCTGTGTAGGAATGTTCAAATTTAATCCGTTATTTAGAGAAATAATTGAAAAATATAGAAAGTGAGGTTAGGAGAATGAAACCTTTGAAGAAAAGGAAAATTAGAAAAGCAATTGCTCGTCGCACAAAAGAAGTGGAGAAGTATCAAGTTAATAAAGCTTGGAGAAACATTTTTGTACAAGCTGGAATTATAAAATAGCAATACTGGAGGAATATAAAATGAATAGTAAACAGTTTTTCGGAATGTATTGGGCTCTTTACTTAATCATTATGTTTGTGACCTTTAGTAACACAAAAAGCTTCATACAAGCGGGACTTGTTATGATACTTGTAATTTTTATTTCAGAGGTCGATCATCGTTATGGATTTTATAAGGGAAGTAAGAAGGCTAAAAGCAAATAAATATAGTCCGGCTAGAAAACTAGAGGACACCAATTCATTAAAGCAGCAATTACAGCTGTTTTAGGAATAGGTGTCCTTTTTATTTTGAAAAGGGGGATGGGGAAATGAAGGTGCTAAGAGATCAGTTACGCGAGTGGGAAAAGCAATCAAAACAAGCAAAGAAGAAAAATAAGAAAAAACGAAAAGAGAAATTAAGTACTCGTGATATTGAAGATTTAATGGGGATTCGTGGACCGCGATATGAACGTAGACGTGGAGCATTAAGACAAAAATAATAACAATGGAGGAATTTAATATGAATAAACAATTATCATTTAAAATGCCTGTTTTAGATGAAGAAGAGACAAAAAATGAAGTTGAAAAAGTATTTGAGGAGTATCGTATGTATTTATCTCAAATGCCAAGTGACATCTTACCAAAAGTAACTGCATCGTATTCAATTGTTCCTCCATCCGTAACAAATGAATTCAACAGTTCTACAGAAAACATAGCGATTGAAAGGCTGCAATATGAAGTGGCTAGAGATAAATTTATGAATTGGGTTCATAGAGCGGTTAACAGGCTACCAAAAAGAGAAAGACAAATTATATATATGTATTATATGGATGAGGAAAAGGGATACGGGTACGATTTAGATATAATGGATGAAGTGAAATTAGGTAGAACCACGTATTATAAAGTGAAAGGAAAAGCTTTATTACGTTTAGCTTTCAGTTTGCGAAAAGAAGTATATAAACAGAAGGCACAAACTGAAGAGGTAGAAGTAGTATGAACATTGTACAGCCGATAAGAGACAAAGAAATGATTAAAGAACTAAAAGAATATTTCAAGGAACAGAATGAACGTAATTACATTCTGTTCCTTCTTGGTATTAATACAGGATTACGTATTTCAGATATTCTACGCTTGCGAGTACGTGATGTTGAAGGATGGAATATTTTTATTCGTGAAAAGAAAACGAATAAGATTAAAGATGTAAAGATGCCATCTGATTTAAAGAAAGCATTAAGAGATTATACAAAAGGAAAACAAAAGAATGAATTTCTCATCAAAAGTAGGAATGGTAAGAACAAGCCGATTACGAGATCGATGGCATACGTTATATTGAATCAAGCAGCGCAGGAGTTTGGATTAGAACGTATTGGGACTCATTCGCTTAGAAAGACATATGGGTATCATCATTATAAACAGTTTAAAGATGTAGTTGCTTTACAACAAATGCTAAATCATACAGATCAGAAAGAGACTTTAAGATATATAGGAATTCAACAAGATACATTAAATGATTATCAAAGGAAATTTAAAATCTAATTCCTTTATTTTTTTATCACTTATTGAATTAGCTTTAAACTGAAAGTGTCAAATTCATTTTGATGGAATGTCGGAAAGCTTGATAGCTCTAAGAAAAAACGAGATAGGCTAATTTAACACAATCTAGTTTATAGCTAATTCATTTCCATAGATTAAAGAACATATTTATTCAAAACTATGCAAAAAGAAGCTGAAAAACGATGTACAAAAATACAGAAATAAAAAACGCGAACTATTCGTGAACTATCTGCGGACTATTTGCGAACGATTTACGGACACGTTTTGGTTTTTAACATGATATATTTGTATTGTGAGAAGTGGCGGAAAACACAACTCACTATGTTGTTTTTAAATTTCTAAACGGCTTCATAATGACGGCACATAAAATCCGAAACCAGCAGATGGTACTGATTGAATGTCACCGTTAATAAGGAGAGCTTTTGCTCTTCTTCCAGTTACTTAATAATGTTGACGCAGATTAATGTAGCAACATTAGGTAATTGGAAAAAGAATAAAACTTCACGTACCGCAATCGAAATATAAATTAATCATTATAAAAAGCATCCGTTGGGGTGTTTTTTAATTTTAAGGGAGGAAATAAGAATGGAAGTAAACATTAACGAGGTTATAGAAAGGTTATATGAACCAGCTAAGGAGTTTGTGATTGAAAATCAAATATCCAGAGTATCGTCATTACAACGTAAATTTAGAATTGGTTATATGACAGCCGCTAAGATCATGGATCGTCTCGAAGAAAATGGGATTGTGGGGCCTTATGCAGGAAGTCAACCAAGAAAAGTGTTAGTACAAAAATAGCATCCATTCGGGTGCTTTTTTATTTTTAAGGAGTGAGGATAGATGAAATGTAAAGGTAAGGTATTAACTGAAAATCAAGTAGGAATGCTTCAGTTTATGATTGATAACTACTATAACAAGAATATGGACATCTGTTCTTGTGATGTTACACGGTTATTAGGAAGAGAAGAAATTGTTGCGGATTTTATTACCGCTGGGACAATAGGAGAAACTTTACGTAAGGAACTAACAAAGCTTGAAAAGGCGGTTCTTATTAGTAAATTCATCGATGCAATTGGGATGGAAGAACTTGCAGGTTGTGTTGGCTTAGAGAAGTTAGACTTACTTGCTAAAGAGCTTGAAGTATTACATGGAAACACAACACCAAATGCAGAAGTTGCAGCTAATAAAAGCTCAATTAATAACCTGATTGATAGTTTTTTAGAAGAACGTTAAGGAGTGAGAATAGATGGCGAATATTCGTAGATGTTGTTTAGCTTGTGATTATCAAATTCAAACTTATCAAGCACCAAAAGAAGAATATCAAGAAATAACTGTTTGCCCAAAATGTAATGGTGCGTTTGTAGATAAGTTTAAGTTAGGGAAATACACACAAAATAGCATTCAACATAAAGAATGTGAACATAAGTATCGATTGATGGATAGTAAAACAACACAGATACAAGCTGATAACAGACAAGTGTCTATTCATATCTTGGGTAGTTTCTATTGCGAAAAATGTCTGGATATTCAATTTCGCGAAAAGATTGAGGAAGGGGAAAGATGAGATGCAATTAACTAAAATTGAAAAAGCAATTGCTATCGGTACAATCCTTCAAGCTATCGGCGAAGACAATCTAGAAGATTATGTGGAACTAGAATCATTGCGACCAGTAGTAACAGTATTAGGTAGATTAAATAAGAGAACAAAACCAAAAGAAAAGAAAGAAGCAACAATAAGCTTAATCGGTAAGTTAATGCATGAGTTATCAAAAGGAAATGATTATGAGAAGGTCGTACAGTTTAGATGCGCATCTTGCGGAAAACCAGAACAATACACTGAGAGGCAAGCTAGAACTAAGGATGGATTACGATGCAAACATTGTACAGGTCCGATGATTAATAAGTGAGGTGTAAGTTATGGAAATACATGAGCTTATTCAGTTAATAAGAGATAACAAGCTTATGAAGTTCTATAAGTCTAGAGAATGGCGTGAACTTAGGCTCAAGGCATTGAAGAGAGATAACTTTGAATGTTGTATGTGTAGAGATAAAGGGAAGTATCGTAAGGCTGATTGTGTGCATCACATTAAAGAAGTGAAAGAATATCCAAATCTTGCTTTGACACTCGATAACCTTATGTCTCTATGCAATACATGTCATAACGAAGTACATGACCGTTTAAGGGCGCAGGACAAGCTACCAGCGTTTGTTAATGAAGAGAGATGGTAAAACATGATAATAAACGATAACGGTCGTGAGTACGATACTGAGTACCTTGAGAGAGTGGCAATACTAGAACCAGAGGATAGAACAAGTGTAGAGCGAGACATCTTTAATGCTGGTGCTCGTTTTATTTATTATAGATACACACAAGTCAGAGATATTATTAATCGTAATCGATGTAATAACTTAACGATTGATAAAGTAAAACAACTTTTAGATATAGATAGAGTTCAAATGTTCTTAACAATTACTGAAGAAGAAATAAATTATATTATTTCTTTTGTTGAACGATATATACAAATTAAATAAGTCCCCCCTTAAAATAAAATCGACTTTCTTTCGGGGGAGCTTTCAACGGGAGGGGGAGAGCGGTTAACACATTTTTGCGAATTAAAAAGTAAGAGGGGGGGTACTTGTGCGGAAACTATCAAAAAAAGCACAGATAAAGCAAGATTTATTACAACAATTGGAAAACAGTGGTTTGTATGGTATGCACTACGTTGATCTTGTTGATGACTACATGACAATGTTTGATGCGAAAAATAAGTTAGCAAGAGAAATGAAAAAGAATGGACCAATGATTGAATGGCAAAATAGTGAGAGTCAAAAGGGAGTCAAAGCGAATCCAGCTACAAAAGAATTTCGTGAAACAAACAAACGCATGACAGAATTATTAAAAGTGCTTGGTTTGAAAGAACCAGTATATGAAGGTAATGATGATGATGATGACGATATCTAGAGATTCGACTACATATAAGTATCATCCTTACATCGACGAGTATATGCGTATGGTTGAAAATGAGGAAATACAAAGTTGTAAAGAACAAAAACAACTCATGGAGTTTCTTCATTGGAAGTTAGACCAACCTGGTGTAGTGATTGATGCAGAAGCTATTGAAAAATCAGTAGAAAAGCCAGCTCCTTATTTTTCTTTTTCACTATTTGCTTGGCAAAGGTTCTGTAATGCCATTTTTTATGGTGTGCGTTATGATGACGGTCGTCTTATGTTTGACAGATATCTTTTACTACTTGGTCGTGGGGCAGGTAAAAACGGATATATCAGTTATGACTGTTTTTATATGCTAAGTGGTCATCACGGGATTAAGAATTATGATATAGATATTGTGGCAACTTCAGAAGATCAGGCGAAAACCTCATTCGAAGATGTTTTAAATATTTTAGAAACACCAAAATTTGCAAAGAAATTAAAAAAAGTTTTTTATAAATCAAAAAAACTAATTAAACATTATAAAACTAAATCTAAATTTGAATTTAATACGTCAAATGCTCGTACAAAAGATGGTAAGCGAAGTGGAACTGTTATATTTGATGAGTTACATGAGTATGAAGATTATTCAAATATAAAAGTTTTTACATCAGGTTTAGGAAAAAAGAAAGATCCAAGGATTTTCTATATTACAACAGACGGAAATGTCCGTGGTGGAGTATTGGATGATATGAAAGACGAAGCTCAGATGGTGTTGAATAAAGAATTACCACATTCCACACTGTTTCCTTTCATATGTAAGCTTGATGATGAAGAAGAAGTCCATGACGAGTCTAAATGGGAAAAAGCAAATCCGTCATATAGATACAATGAAAATTTACAACATGAAATGCGAAAAGAATACCATGATATGAAACGCAATAGTGCATTGCGAATTGAGTTCATGACGAAAAGAATGAATTTACCTGTTGAGGATACAAGGAAAGAAGTTGCTACTTATGAAGAAAGGTTAGCTACAGAGCAGCCATTCCCGGATGATATCCAAGGAATAGAATGTATAGGAGCTGTTGACTTTGCTCAAATACGCGACTTTTGTTCTGTAGGTATTTTATTTAAAAAAGACGGGAAACGTTATTGGATGCAGCATACATTCATGCATCATACAGCTCCTAAGTTGCAAGATATTAATCCAGATATCATTCGAATTGCAATTGAGAAAGGCTTGCTAACTGTCGTTTATGACAAATCAATTAGCGCTGAACATGTGCTGAATTGGTTCATTATGATGAATAAGAAATATCGCATCAAGAAAATTAGTATGGACTTATACCGTTCTACAATTTTAAAAGAAGCTTTAACAACAGCAGGATTTGAGGTTGAAATTGTACGTCGTGGACCAGCGACGCATAGCATGCTAGCCCCGCTTGTAGAGGAAATGTTTATTAAACAAACAATTGTTTTCGGTGATGATCCTCTTATGCGTTGGTATGTTGGTAATGTATACAAAGAAGAAAAGATGAATGGCAATATTGAATATAAGAAGATTGACAAGGAAAAGCGGAAAACAGATGGGTTTTTCGCTCTTTTGCATGCCTTGAATTTCGATGCGGAATTAAATGAACATAAACAACTCACTCCTGGAACATTCAAAGTAAGAACTTATTAGAAAGGTAGGTGAAGAAATGGGATTAATAGATTGGATAGGCGGTTGGTTTGGAAAGAGAAACAGGGAAGTACTAAAAAGTTATTTATATGAATCTTCTCTTGATTTTTATTTTAAAAAATTAGCTGTAAATACTTGTGTAGATTTAATTGCAAACACACTTGTACGCTGTGAGTTCCAAACTTTTGAAAAAGGAAAAGAAGTCCGAAATGAAAACCATTATTTATTTAATGTACAACCAAATCAAAATCAAAACGCATCTCAATTTATGCATAGCTTAGTTTCACATTTGATTTATGATAACGAATGTTTAGTTATAATGCATAATGATCAACTTTATGTAGCTGATAGCTTTAATAAAGAAGAATTTGCATTAAGAGAAAATTGGTATACAAATGTTACGATAAATGATTTCACTTTCACCCAGAAGGTATTTAAAGAAAGTGAAGTTTTTTATTTTCAATTAAATGATGAAAATATCATGAATGTAATAGATGGTTTATATGGAAGCTGGGGAAAGTTAATTACTTCTGCAACGAATATATATAAGCGTTCTAATGCAATGCGAGTTGTAGTGAAAGGTGATTTTTTAAGATCACAAACTGATGAGATGCAAGAACAAATCGATGCAATGTTTAATGAGCAATTCAAAACGTTTTTTGAAGCGGATAATGCAGGTGCTGTATTCCAATTACAAGATGGATACGAGTTAGATAATTTCAGTAATACTTCAAAAGGAAATAAGTTAGATAGTCGAGATATCAAATCACTGGTGGATGACATTATTGATTTTGTCTCTATGGCTTTTCATGTACCAAAAGGAATGTTAAAAGGTGATGTGGTGGACGTATCAAAACAAACAGATAATTTTCTTATGTTTTGTATAAATCCACTAATAGAGCTAATTACAGATGAAATCAATCGGAAGTTTTATACAAAAGAAGAGTATTTAAGTCGAACTTACTTAAAAGTTGATACAAGTCGAATTAAGTATGTGGACATTACAGAACTAGCAAATGCTTGTGATGTATTTTTCCGAATTGGAGTAAATTCAATCAATGACATTTTACGAATGTTAGGACGTGAACCTATAAATGAGGAATGGGCAGATATGCGTTATGTTACCAAAAACTATGAATCAGTTGAAAATGCCGGGTCATTAAAGGGAGATAATATGAAGTGACCCCCTAGATTATCAAGTCAGGGATTTTAACCCATAATAATGAGTGAAAACAAACATTATAAATGGGTTTATACCCTATGATAATAGGAGGCCACTATGGAAAATATAATCTATATTGGGATGGATGTCCACAAGGAAAGCTTTAGTTTATGTGCATTACACGGAACAACTGGGGAAATTGTAAGAGAAGCACGATGTGCTTCAAATGTATCTCTCGTAAAAAAATTCGTTGAGAAACTGAAAATAAAATATGGTGAAGATATAAAAATTAAAGCTGGATATGAGGCTGGTTGTTTAGGATATTCACTTCATAATCTTCTGGAACAAAACGGGATTGATTGTGATATTTTAGCTCCAACAACAATGTATAGTTCATCTAAAAACAAAATGGTGAAAAATGATAAATTCGATGCCAAAATGATCGCTCTTAATTTAGCTAATGGTACTTATAAAGAAGTATATGTTCCAGAAGAAGAGGATGTTGCCGTGAAAGAGTATATCCGCATGTTAGGTGATTTTAAAACATCATTGAAGAAGATGAAACAACAGATAAAAGCATTCCTTTTAAGGCATGGCTATGTGTATGAAGGGAAATCAAGCTGGACAATCGCTTATATGAAATGGTTAAAGAATCTTGATCTACAAGGATTATTCAAAGAAACGTTAGACGAATATCTATTACAGTATGATGTTCTAGTTGACAAAATTGAGCGATTCAGTCTGAGATTAGAAAAATTATCTCATAGTGAAAGATATGAAGAACCAGTCGCAAAGTTAAGATGCTTAAAAGGTATAGACACAACATCGGCAATGACTGTTCATGTGGAAATTGCAGACTTCACTCGTTTTCCCACGGCTAAAGCATTTATGGCTTATGTAGGATTGACACCAAGCGAAAGCTCAAGTGGAGAGAAAATCAGTCGAAATTCGATTACAAAACAAGGCAATTCGACCGTTAGGTCTACGCTTGTAGAATGTGCAAATGCGTTGGTAAAAGGAACAATCGGATTAAAATCGAAACGAGTGAAAGCGAGACAAAAAGGGCAACGAAGCGAAGTGATTGTTTATGCGGATCAGGCTGTAGAAAGGTTACAAAGAAAATATCATCGAATGATATATCAAGGGAAACCTAGAAATGTAGCCGTTACAGCTATCGCAAGAGAACTGGGGTGTTTTATATGGGGATTAGAAACAGGTAAAATTCACCGAAAATAAAGAAGAAGGGATATGAAGTTGATTGATTCATAGTTAGAGACCAAAGGTATCAATTGATGGCATAGATGAGCTTCAGAGATAGTGAATTCCAGGTCTGGCTATCTATGACTCACCTCTTCTGGCACAGTTGAAATTCTGATAAACAAGCTATTTATTAGAATGTGAAAAGATGTGATCCACGCAGGGAGATTATAAGAGCCTAACGACGGACCATTAACCTGAGGTAACCAATCCACGAATAACAGAGTGGTTAACTGTCGATAGATCTTATTTCTGAAGCTTTTGTATGCCATTAAAAAATTATGGGTGAAAAACTATTGACAAAGGTCACTTCATAACAGGTGAGAAAAATGACGGTTATGGAAATACCAAAAATAAAAAATAGATTTGAAGTACTTAATAGCGCAAATACAGAAGAAACAGACCTTTATATGTATGGAAGTATTTCAGCATATTCTTGGTATGATGGTATTTCAAGTAGTAAAGTACGAGAACAATTAAAAAACGTTACAGTGAAAACAATTAACGTTCACATTAATAGTGGTGGCGGCGATGTATTTGAATCTATAGCTATCTCTAATTTATTAAAAAATCATTCGGCAACTATTGTTGTACACATCGATGGTTTGGCGGCAAGTGGTGCATCTGTTATTGCGATGGCAGCAGATAAAATTATAATGCCAAAAAATACAATGATGATGATTCATAAAGCATGGACATATGCAGCAGGTAATGCTGAGGGATTACGTAAGGTTGCAGATCGTCTTGATAAAATTGATAATGCAGTAACAGAAAGTTATACATCTCGTTTTGTTGGAGAAAAAAGCGAATTAGAATCACTATTAGCAGAAGAAACTTGGTTAACTGCTGAAGAGTGTAAAACATTTGGCTTCTGTGATGAAATTTCGGATGAAATAGTAATTCCAGACGATAACGAAGAAGATGACGACGAAGAATTAGAACCTGCAAAAGAAAAGATATTAAATAAATATAAATCATCGACTCAAGTGCAAGCTGAACCGAAAGGAACAACTCAAAATAGCAAAACAGCGTTATTTACATTGTTAACAGCGTTAAACACTCCAAATAGGTAGTGTTTTTTATTTTGTATAAAACAGGAGGAAACCGAAGATGAAAATTAAAAATTTAGATCGTGAAGCACAAAAACAAAATGAAATGAGAGAGAAATTATTAAATGCAATGAATAGTGGAGATGAAGAACAAGCCGCGGCTGCAATGGTCGAATTTGCAAACTCTATTCAACAAAATATTATCAATGAAGCACGACAGGCTGTAAATGAAGATTTATCAGATCAACAAGTGATGGTAAGTCGCGGTCTTCAAGTTTTAACAAAGGATGAGCAATCTTATTACAACGAAGTTATCGCAAATAAAGGATTTGCAGGTACAGAAACATTAGTACCGGCTACTGTATTTGAGCGTGTATTCGAATATTTACGTGTAAACCATGCATTATTAAATCATATTCAATTCGTAAACACTACTGGTGTAACACAATGGGTAGTGAAAAAGGGCTATGTACAGTCTGCTTGGTGGGGCAAGCTTTGTGAAGAAATTAAAGAATTATTAGATGATGGATTTGAAGTTATCGCAACAAATTTATATAAATTAAGTGCTTATGTTCCAATTTGTAACGCTATGTTAGATTTGGGACCAATTTGGTTAGATCGTTATGTACGTGAGATTTTAGCTGAATCGATGGCAATTGCATTAGAAGAAGCGATTGTTAATGGTACTGGTAAAGATCAACCGATTGGAATGATGAAAGATTTAAAAGCAGCAGTAACCGATGGGGTATATAGCGATAAAACAGCTACTCTTCTTACTGATTTAACACCAGAATCATTAGGCGAAAAGGTAATGGCTCCACTTACTAATGGCGGACGTCGTGCAGTAAGTAATGCACTTATAATTGTCAATCCATTAGATTATTGGGAAAAAATATTCCCATCAACAACATTTTTAACACAAAATGGTGTTTATGTATCTGGTGTACTTCCAATTCCAGCTACAATTGAGCAATCATTAGCTGTTCCAAAAGGTAAAATGGTTGCTGGTATCGCAAGTGATTATTTTATGGGTGTTGGTTCAACTCAAAAGATGGAAAGTTCAAAGGAATATCGTTTCTTAGAGGATGAAACTGTATATCTATCTAAACAATACGCAAATGGTCGTCCAAAAGATAATGATTCATTCTTAGTATTTGATATTAGCGCTTTAAAAGCTGGCGATAAAGGAACAACTACACCCTAGTCAATCCTCCGCATTAAGAGTGGAGGAAATCGATTTTAATAATATGTTAAAACCGGAATTAGTTGCATATGCAAATCAACATAACATAGATATTTCTTCGGCGACTTTGAAAGATGATATTCGAAAAATTATAGAAGAAGCAGTAACAAGTGGTGGTTAAAATGGAACAAACGTTAAACGAAACATTACTTGAAGATGTGAAAAGTCGTTTAAGAATTACTTGGAATGATGAAGATAAACAATTAATAAAAACAATTGAACGAGGAAAGGCGTATTTACAAAAACTTTGTGGTACGTCTTTTTCTTTTGAAGAAGAAGATCAAGTTAAGCAATTACTTATTGAACGATGTAGATATGAGTATAACAACGGTCTTGAGGATTTTGAAAAGAATTTCCGAGGAGAATTGCAGCGTTTAATTCTAGAATCTGCCTTGAAAGAGAGGGCAAAAGGTGAAGTCATACAATGAAACGTTTAATGATGGTTTTTTGAGATATGGACGCACAGAAACAAAGCGTAGTGAAAATGCAAAACGGATCAAAGGTGTTTTTGCTGAAGAAGGAAAATTAGCTTTTAGAGAATTGTCGGCACGGGACAGTGACTATCAATCTTGCGGATTATTAAATGCAAAGCTAGATAAGAAGGTAAAGACTTTATTCCCACCTTCTTTTCGTTCTGTTAATAAAAACAAATTAAAAGTAGTTATAGATCGATTGGAATACGATGTTATAAAAGTTGATTCAGACAAACAGTATTTATATTTCTATTTACAGGAAGTAGGTGGACATAGTGCTGAGTAACGAACAATCAAAAAAACGACTACAGAAAATGAATAGCTTGTTAATTAAAAAATTAAATGAAGCATTCAATGTGGAGATTTACCAAGATCAAGTAAGTGAAGATGAAGAAGAAGATTATCACTACTTCATATTTGAGACAGGCGGCTTTGAAAAAACAGAAAATAAATTAACACTTAAGCAACATGTTTTAATTCGTTATTACTCTGAAAATCGTGATGATTTAGACGAAAGAATGCTTGATATTATCGCAACACTTGAAGCCACAGGGCATTCTTTTCAACGTTCTGATAAAACATCTATTCAAAAAGGAGAAACTGACGAATACATTGATGAAATTGAAATTTATGTAACGAGACTTGTTAAATATGGCTGCTAATTCATGGAGTGTTGAGTTTGGTGATATTGAAGTCTTAGAAAGAAAAATGAAACAAATACCAAGTAAATCAGAGCAAACACTTAATAGAGTTTTGCATACTGACGGTGTGAATCTTGCAGTTGAGTCCATTCAGCCTAAAATTCCAGTTTCTACATGGAAAGGGCGAGTGAGAAATAAAAAACACGCCAAAGATCAAAAAGCTTTAACGAATAGCAAATTGAATCTTGGTTTTACCATTCGTCCAACACCTAGATTTAATTATTTGAAGTATCCAGATTTAGGGATAGGGAACTCGAAAAAAAATGAACCGAAAAAAATATTAGAGCGTGGTTTACAAACCGCTACTCCAAAAATATCAGAACGATTAAATACAGAATTAGATAAAGTTATCAATCAAACTCTAGGAGGTTAAATTATTATGGCAAAAACAGTTATTGAAGAATTTGATTCCATGACATTAACAAATGCAGGAATTCAATTTATTGAAGGTGGAGTACCACAAACGGGAACGAAGTTTGGTTGTGTAGGAACGATGGAAGGCGAAACGGAAATGCTTGAAATCGTAAAGAAGTGTGAAGGAATCGAAGTTAAAAAGATTTCTAGACCATCAAAAATGAACATGACGCTTTCAGCACATATCCGTGTAGATGTTCTTCGAAAAGTGTTTGGTTTAAAAACAGAAGGTTTAAAACCGGGTGTATGGTCGTACGGTACAGAATCAAAAGGGAAACCATTCATTTTTACAGCTGATGTAGTGGATGAATTTGAAGATTTACAAAAGTATGTTGCCTTTTCTAACTGTTCATCTACAACAGGATTCAAATTTAAAGTAGAAAACGGTGCGGATGAAGTTGCGGAAACAGAGTTTGAATTTACAGCAATGAAAGATGATAATGGTCAATTCTATTATGAAGCACTAGCAGATGAATTAGAAGATCAAACGGTAAAAGAGAAATGGCATACACAATTCACACCAGAATTGGTAAAAGCATCAACAACAAATCAACAATAAAAGGGAGCTAAATAACCTATGAGAGTCGAAATCGTAAAATTAAAAGAAGTAGAAGTTGTAACTGTAGACGGGCAGTTTAAGGCAGTAGAAAAGAATCATCAAACAGTTCCTTGCTTTATTACAAACCACGCAATGCAAATAGGACAAAGTTTAGGATTAATCGAACAGTCACTTATGCAAAGCTTATTTAAAATGAAGGATTTAGCAAATGCGAACCCAAACGAACTCGATAGTGATGCATTACAAAGTTTCAATGAAATTGAAATACAAAAAATCATTTATTTAGGCTGCTTAGGGGCAAATAAACAATTTCCTTATGATTTTGAACAATTCATTGAAAGATTCCATTACTCTTTTGAAGAAACGATGAAACTGTATTCTAATTTAATTTCAAATGTAACAACGGGACAGCCAAATAAGTTTGCTAAAGGGTTAGCGAATAGTACAAAAAATGACAGAAAAAAGAGATAAAGCCACCGAAAATAAACATTGAATGCGTAGAGGACAAATATGTTCTCTACGTTTTAATTTATGGGATTGATCCAGAAGTCTTTTGGCATTTTCCCGTCGCATCGGTGGAGCGGATAGCAGAAGGGAAGCTTGCCTTTGATGGTTGGAAAGCTAATCCACGCTAAGAAAAGGCAGGTGCAAACATGGCAAATGGACCAGAATCAAAAATAACGTTTAAAGTTTTTAATGAAGAATTTAATAAAGCAATGGGCGAAATGAAGAATGAAAGTTCTAAGTTACGCCAAGAATTCACATTGCAACAAGAACAACTTAAATTGAGTGGTACAGCAACCGAGCAATTAAATACAAAGCTAGGATATTTGCAACAACAACAACAATTAGCTGCACAAAAGGTTGCCGCTACTGAACAGCAATTAAGTAAAGCTAAGGCAATGTATGGTGAAAATTCAACTGAAGTCGAAAAATTATCTCGTCAATTAGGTAATGCTCAAATTGCAGAACAAAAATTTTCGAATCAGATCAAAGAGACTGAATCATCCTTACAAAGATTAGCACAGCAAAATAGTAGTACTGCACAAGCTTTAAATAAATTAGGAACAGAAGAAACCGAACTCGTAAATAAATCAGCAAAATTACGTGCGGAATATGATTTGCAACGTGCATCATTAGGTAATAACGCTACTGAATCTGAAAAGTTAGGTGCAAAGCTTCAGTACCTAAGTCAAGTGCAACAAAATGCTTCGCAGCAAACGAAAAACTGTGCACAACAGTTAGCGGCTGCTAAATCACAATATGGTGAGAATTCTACTGAAGTTAATAAACTAGAAACAAAATTATTACAATTAAGTACAGCAGAACAACAACTAAAAAATCAAATTGAAACTACGAATAGAAGTCTGAAAGAGCAAGAAATCGAAACAAAAAGGGCTGCAGATGCAACAAGGCAATTAGATACTTTTTTTGAAGCGACTGGAACAAGTGTTGACCGTTTTGCAAATGCATTGGGCGGACATTTAACATCAGCAATTAAGCAAGGCATAGCCTCTTCTTCTCAATTAGATGAGGCTATTAAACGTATCGGACACGAAGCGTTAGGGGCAGAAACAGACATTGAAAAACTACAACGTTCCCTGCGTTCTGTGGATGCTGGAAACTCAATACAACAAGTACGAAATGAGTTAAGAGATTTACAACAAGAAGCAGAAAGAACTGAAAAAAAGTTTAAAGAGTTAGATATTGATTTAGAAAATGTAATAGGTGCTGCAGTTGCTGGTGGTAGTATATCTACAGTAATTGAACAAGCGCTCGACACATCGAAATTAAAAACTAAAATAGATGTGTCATTCGAAGTTCCTGAATCATCTAAAAGGTCAGTTGAAGAAGCTGTAAGAAATGTTACAACTTATGGTGTAGAGATTGAGGAAGCTTTGGAAGGAACTAGAAGACAATGGGCTCTAAATAAAGATGCATCCGATGAGACTAATGCTGCAATCGTAAAAGGTGCTGCAACTATTGCTTCAACATATGATGGTATAGATTTTAATGAATTGATACAGGAAGCAAATGAAATCGGGGCAACACTAGGGATTACAAACGAAGAAGCCTTAGGTTTGGTTAATACTTTGCTGAAAACTGGATTTCCACCTGAGCAATTAGATATCATTGCCGAATATGGGGACCAGATGGTTCAAGCGGGTTTTTCAGCTAAAGAAGTCCAAGGCATTATGTCAGCAGGAGTCGATACTAAAAGTTGGAATATCGATAACCTTTTGGATGAAAAATTGTCCCTATGAGTGGTGACATTCATAGAAAACTCCTTTAATTCAGTGAAACTCTCAAATGAGACAATACTGAGCGAAGCCTTTAACAAAGGAACGTGCAACGACTAGCTGAAAAGCGTAGGGTGTAAGCCAATGACATCCGAAATGGGGAGCATCTTATATAAAAGATGATGATATAGTCTGGTCTGTATAGTGATATACAGAAGTTCATAAGAGAACTGGCAGGATGTTGCGAATCCTGTTGAACATATCGGGGGTTAAAGAAGGTCGTATTAAAATGGCTGAGTTTGGTGCCGGTGTCGATAAATCTATGCAAGAGGTTTTAGATAAAACAAAGATTTCGGCGGATCAGTTTGAAAAATGGGGTCAAGCTATCGCTCAAGGTGGCGAAGGTGGACAAAAAGCGATGCTTGAAGCAACCAAAGCTTTAGCGGGTGTTGAAGATGCAACAGACAGAAATGCACTTGGCACGAAGATGTTCGGAACTCTTTGGGAAGACCAAGGAAAGAAAATCATTGATACCATTCTAAAGGCAGAAGGTAAACAAGTTGATCTAAAAAAAGGTGTAGATGATTTACATAACACCACTTCTAAATTAGATGCATCTCCAGCTGTTAAAATGCAAAAAGCTATGAACGATTTAAAGGTAGCTCTTGAACCTGTATTAAAGATTGTAGCTGATCTTATAGCGAAATTTGCTGATTGGGTTTCTAACAATCCTGCCTTAGCGGCAACACTAGCTGCAGTTGCAGTTGCTATTGGTATAATTGCTGGTGCATTTATGGCATTAGCACCAATAGTGGTTACCATAACAAGCATATCAGCCGCAATGTTAGGATGGATTGTTGTTATTCCTCTTATCATTGCGGCTGTTATAGGATTAGTCGTTGCAATCGTTAAAAACTGGGACGATATCCAAAAATGGACCACTAATGCTTGGAATTCTATTCAAGAATATTTAGTCGGGATTTGGGATGGTTTAGTCCAATGGCTGTCTGACACATGGGATAGCATGATCGAAGGAACTATATCCGCTTGGAATGGTGTAGTTGGATTTCTTACTGGTATATGGGATGGCTTAGTTAACTTTGTAGTTACTTGGGGTTCTAATATGATAAATGCATATATTTTAATTTGGAAATATATCTTTGATTTCTGTATAGAAGTTTGGAATGGGATAGTTGAGTATTTAACAGAGGTATTACAAAATATAGCAACGTTCTTTACAGAGACCTGGACAGCTATTTCAGAGTTCTTCCAAGGTGTTTGGAATGGAATAGTTGCTTTTTTAACGCCTATTTTGCAGGGGATAGCTGATTTCTTTTCAATGATTTGGAATGGAATTTCTACAGTTATCCAAACAGTATGGAATTTTATTACGCAATACCTACAAGCAATTTGGACAGCGATATTATATTTAGCCACACCAATCTTTGAAGCGATTAAAAATTGGATTATTAGCATTTGGGATACCATTAGTTCCACTACTTCTATGGTATGGAATGTAATTAGTGCTTTCTTGCAATCTTGTTGGAATACTATTGTTTCAATTGCTACAACAGTATTTGAAGCGATTAAAAATTGGATTGTTAATACGTGGAATACCATCAGTTCCACTACTTCCATGGTTTGGAATATGATTAAGAATTTCTTACAATCTTGTTGGAATTCACTTGTCGCATTTGTAGTACCGATTTTCGAGAAAATTAAGAGTTGGATCATTAATACATGGAATACCATCAGTTCTACAACATCTTCAATTTGGAATACGGTCAAAAACTTTTTAATTGGTCTGTGGAATTCCATTGTTTCAACAGCAAAATCTGTCTTTAACAACATAAAAGAAGCGATTACTTCTGTTTGGAACATGATCAGTAGTACAAGCAGTAATATCTGGAATGGTATTAAATCCATGCTCTCAAATATTTGGGAAAGTATTAAATCCACGGCATCATCTGTATGGAACGGCTTAAAAGAAGCGATTATGACGCCTGTTCGTTGGGTTACAAGTTCTGTTGGTAACGCCTTTGAAGGAATGAAATCCGCTGTACTAGGTGCTTGGAATGGGATTAAAAGCGGTACTAAAACAGCAATTAACGGCATCATTCGTATGATTAATAAATTTATTGATGGCTTTAATACACCTGCTGATTTATTAAATAAAATACCTGGTGTTGATGCACCTAAAATCCCACATGTACCGATGCTTGCAAAGGGTGGACATGTTTTAGGAGATGGGCAATTCATTGCTGGAGAAGCTGGTCCTGAGTTATTCAGCAAAAGAGGGAACAAAGTATCTGTTACACCATTAAGTTCTTCTGAAAGAATGGGTGGAATTGGCGGTCAGTTGGGATTACTAACTAAAAATGTAACAGACATGATACAACATGCAGCTTCTCAATTAGCTCAAATTGTGGCTTACGATGTACCTAATGCATTAGGGGATGCACTTTTAACTAGTGTACCTAATGTGGCTGGAGTAACTGCAGGTGGCGGAATGGTTAACCAACAACCAGTAGAAGTAAACTTTTATAACACTGTGCGAAATGATCGTGATATAGACCGCATGTTTGAAAAAGCTGATGATTGGTTCGTTAAGAAAGGACAATCATTAAATATAGGCATAGGGAGGGCGCGACGTGGTTGATATTCGAATAAATGAAATGTTAGGGCAAAACTACCATCTTTGTATGGTAGAGCGCCCTAAAATACCGACCGCTAAAAAGAAAATTGAATTTATTGAAGTTGACGGAAGAGAAAATGGAGCGTTAACAAAAGAAAAAGGTTATGAAGATGTTGAGTTTACAGTTAAGTTTAATTTACTCGAAGATGAAAATATTAAACCTTTATTAAGACAAATAAAAGCTTGGATAATGAGCGCTAAGATTGTTTCATTCACTGACGACTATGTTTATAGAAAGATAAAATCAGTTGAAATTGGAAATATAGATAACGAAATAGAAGAATACGGTAAGTTCGAAGTTCTATTTAAAGCTGATCCATATGAGTATGCTATTGAACAGCCAATTACAATAACAAATCCCGTTACGATTATGAATCAAGGTACACTACATTCTTTACCGAAATTAACGATTTACGGAACAGGAAATATAACAATACAAATCAACGGCATTTCATTCCAAGTAAAAAACGTTAATTCTTTTGTTATTGTTGATTCTGATTTAATGGAATGCTATTACAATACAACTCCTATGAATGACAAAATGGTTGGGAAGTTCCCTACATTTAAAGAAGGAGAAAATACGATATCGTGGTCAGGGAGTGTATCTAAAATCGATATAGAAACAAGGTGGCGATACATTTGATTACACTTTATAAACCTAACGAAACAGACTTTACCCACAATGGTATAGGTATTCTTGATAATAATATCTATGAAGCTGAAATTGAGGAAATTTTGAACGGTGTTTATACACTAAGGTTTAAGTATCCTCTCTTCGCTCCGCATGGATTAGAAATAGATGGACAATATTTAATCAAAGCACCAACTCCTGATGGAGATCAATTATTTCGTGTGGCAAATCCACATCCAACTAATGGTGAAGTGCAAGTGTTTTGTTATCACATTTTCTATGATTTAGTAGATAACTTTATCGAAGATACAAATATAGTAGGAAAAACAGGATTTGGGGCTTTAGATCAAGTTAAAGGTGCTCTACAATATCCAACTAAATTTGATTTTTATAGCGATATTGGGAACATTGCAAATGCACGATTAGTTAGAAAAAATCCAGTAGAATTCTTATTGGATAATGGACAAGATAACTCATTCTTGAACCGTTGGGGCGGCGAGCTATCACGAGACAATTTCAACGTACGAATGTTAGCTAGACGCGGTAGGGATCGCGGTGTAGTAATCCAACATAAAAAAGATTTATTAGGATATGAAGCGGATGTGGATTGGCAATCCCCTATTACAAAGATAATGCCACAAGGCGCAAATGAACTACTATTACCAGAAAAGTATGTTACTAGTCCATTGGTTGATAAGTATGTTAATCCTAAAATTAGAAAGATTGATTTTCCTGAAGTTAAAGCTAAAATAGGCGATGCCATTAACGACAAAGATGCATTACCACTACCGGATGCATTGAACAAATTGCGTGCCCTTGCAGTAGCAATGTTCAATAATCAGCATGTGGATCAACCTTTAGCGACATATAAAATTAAATTCCAGGAGTTATCACAAACAGAAGAATACAAAGATTTAGCTGTATTACAACGTGTTTATATGGGCGATACAGTAACTGTGCAGCATTTAGAAGAAGGAATTGACGTTAAAGCTAAAGTTGTATCTTATAAATATGACCCCTTAAACGATGAATATACTGATATTACATTAGGAAACTACAAAGAGTCTTTTACTGATGTGGCTAACAAAGTAGATAGAATGCAAGATAACTTAGATGGCTTAGAAACTAGTTTTTTAGAAAAAGCTAAAGATCGTGCTACTGATTTGATTAATAGTGGTTTTGGTGGTCATGTTCGTATTTATCCAGAACGTATCTTAATTATGGATACAGAAAAGGAATCAACAGCTAAAAAAGTGTGGCAATGGAATATCAACGGTTTAGGTTATTCTTCTACAGGGATTAATGGTCCATATGGATTAGCAATGACAATGGACGGTTCAATTGTAGCCGACTTTATAACAACAGGTAAACTTAATGCTTCAATGGTCCAAGTTGGTTTTAACGAATATGGAAATACAATTAAATTACTACCTGAAGGTTTAGAGTCTCGAGTTAACGGAAAAAGACGAATGCTTTTGAACGATATAGGACAACTTGCTGTATTCGATGATTATGAGAATAAGATTGGATTTGTCGGTTATCAACAAAAAATAAACAACCTTAGCTTTAAAGGAATGTCACTAGCCATACAGCCAAATAGGTTTTTAAGTTTATCAGTATACGCAGGCGATAACGTATATAATCCTTATTTCGAAATCGTTGATGATCCTAGTGTTTACGGTATTGCAGGTAACCACTTATGGAAAGATTTAATGACGAATGGGACTAAAGTTGTATTTAATGCTAGCACAGATAACAGGGCAAGAAATTTCATTCAAGAATTATTATACGAAGGTGGACATAAAAGGTTAGCGCTCATTTCTGATCAAGGCATCGACTTCGCACGATTAAATGGAGACGCTAAAATTACTGTAGCAGGTGTTCGTGGTGATTATTCATATTCGCATGGTTACTTTTACGCTAATGGTGGTATCGGTTTAGATGGAATGGGTACAAACATCGTTAATAATGGTGTTTTTAAGACATCTGGTTCTTCATTAGCGGTAAGCAGTGCAACAAAATTGATGTTATGTTATGCAGTTAATGGCAGTTTCTATGAAGTGTTCACTGTAGCAGCCAAAAATAATTTAGATGCATACGGCGAATTAAATATGCATAACTGGGCGATAGTCAATACATCTGTAAATAGAACTTTAGTTAATAACAATATAGATCAACCACAAACCTTAGTTAGATCGTTAGCAACAGTTAACGCAACTAAAGAAATGTCTAGTGTAATGAGTTCTTCCGAAACCTTTACCCACATTGGAGAAGATGAAACTACGAATGGACAAGTTCAGATTGATTTACCTATATTCTTCCAAAATGAAACAAGTAATTACCACGTTTTTATTAGTAAGTATGGACGTGGTGATATTTGGGTTTCCGAACGCAATGCAAAATACTTCATTGTTGAAAGCGATAATGATATTTCATTTTCTTATGAAATTAAGATTGTAAAAGAGGAAGAATTGTCAGTTCGTCCTATGTTAGCGAGATCAGCGAGAGCAAGATCAAGTATCTTTGATATGGCTGGTGAAACTCCAGAAGAAACAAGCGTGGACAACATGATCAGAATTGATGAATCTGAGTACAAAGGAGAAGAACTCGCTTATGAAAACTAAATTAATTCTAGACGTAAATAAAACACAATATGCTCAACTCAATTCAATTGTCACTGGAAGGGTAGGTGATAAAGCTAGTAATATAGTTGACGTTTATGTGATTGATAATGGAGCGCCGTATAATTTAACAGGTAATAAAGTGTTTTTCGAATGTTTAAAGCCTGATAATTCATTAGTACAAGATAGCGAAGGCATTAAGGTAATTGACGCCACAAAAGGACATTTTGAATATACATTCCCAGTCGAAACATTCGGATATGCCGGGAAAGCAAAACGAGCATTTTTCTCAATCGAAAAAGATCAAATAATAAGAGCAACGACGCAAGATTTTGTATTAAACGTATTGGCGAACGCAGAAGTTGGTTCAACAGGCGTTTCTGAATCATATATTTCAAAAATTGATAAACTTTTCGAAGACGTAAAAGAAAACATCGATGAAAAACTAAAGATAGAAGCGAATCTTGATGAGCTTGTTCCTAAATATCCAAAAATAGATAATAGGATTACCAAGGGACATACAAGTGTGTTTGGAAAGTTAAAGTACAGAATTGTAAATAAAGATACAATAGAGGTTTTTCCACCAATCGCATCTTTAGGATACTTTGCTGGAGGGGGGTCATTTAAATATATAAATGACATAACAAGTAAGGTAACCCTAAAAAAATATGAGACTCTGGCGTTCGATATTCCAAACCAAAAAACGTATATTGAGACTAGAACGATTACCGGCACTACGATACCGAAAGGTAGTTTTGCTGATGACGATAAATTACTTTTGATATCATTCATTTCGCATGATCGCATTGCTTCTAACGTAGAATTAGAGGAAGTAATGAATGATAAAGAATGTATCGTTTTATCGAAGACAGCGAAGGATTTATCTGTATTCACGAAAGGTACTGGAATGAATTATGTAGGTTACAATTTTAGGTATACAGAAAAACCATATATAGAGGGTGATAAAACTAGTAATGTTAAAGTTTGGAGTTTCAAAAACGCTTCTGAATACAAAAAGAATAACAAATTGTCGTATCAATTAATTCGTGAGTTTTATACAGCAGCTACTCAAGACTTGATGGTTCGCGAAAATGGCGTAACTGATTACATGGGCGGAGAAGCGCACGGGGATGAAATATTGCAAACTGTAAGAATGTTTATGGATGATAAAGAAGTTGCACCTACCGAAGTTACTACATTAGTTGGTGGCGAGTTTCGTATGGTTCAAACTACATTTTTATACAAAGATACACAAGTTACAAAAGGGGATCTCATTCATACTGCTACAGTTCGTAAAGTGCATACGGTTAACAAGAATGGTTACACAATCGATGTTTCTATAAAATTCGAAAGACCTGTAAATTTAAGAGAGTGTATGATAGGTTCGTTATCGTTAAGTAGAAAAGATACAACAGGTGAATACATCTTTAAAGAGGGGTTTTTCAATAGCGTTGTCGGCGATGAAGATTTAACCGTACAAACAACAGAATTAATTAAGTATCCTGACGTTGAAAATATTTTCGTTATTGGAAACGGTGTTACGATTGATTGGGAAACAAAAAGAAAAGAAAATAAAGAAGGAAACCTAACTTATTTTAATAAGACGGCGGAATTACAAACTAAAATTTACTCAAATTATATTTCTAACGGCTATATAGCTCAAACAGGAGAGATTTTCCAACAAAGAACGCATTACCGTTTTGATACTACAGCATAAATCTAATTAAAAAAAGAAATAAAAGACGGCTTTTAAAGACAAGCGTGCAGCAGCAGGCTTTTTTATTTTGAATAAAGGAGTGAAAAGATGGATCGTATTGATGTATTAATGAAAACATTTATTGCTACCTTCGGCGCTTTCTGTGGGTACTTTTTGGGAGGATGGGATACAACATTGAAAGTTCTAGTTATCATGGCAGCTATCGATTATATCACAGGAGTATTCGCAGCAGGATATAACGGAGAGTTGAAAAGCAAGGTAGGTTTTAAAGGCATCGCCAAAAAGGTGGTGCTTTTTCTTTTAGTTGGAGTTGCAGCACAGTTAGATTCAGCATTTGGAAGCAATAGTGCCATTCGTGAAGCAACAATCTTTTTCTTTATCGGGAATGAGTTGTTATCTCTTTTAGAAAATGCAGGGCGTATGGGAATCCCTTTACCTTCAGCATTAACGAATGCAGTTGAGATTTTAGGCGGTAAACAAAAACAAGTAGAGAAAAAAGACCAACTATGA